GAAAAAAACAGCAAGAAGATACTATATCAGTGTGATGGCTGCTATTACTTCTCAAACAAGAAAACCGGGTTTCAATTTGTATGGAGTCCTGTTATGAAATATTTATTTGCTTATTGTTCCAAGTGCCAACAAGAACAAATACCAACAGTTTATATCGAAAGATACTAACAGACGCAGGATAGGCAGGGTCGTAAGACCCTGTTAACTGCCCAGCCTAGAAGTCTAAAGGACTAGGCAAATTTAACAGGCAGTAGAAAGGAGTAATTTAGTGAACAATAAGCAGGCTCGCATTAAGGCAGAGTTTATACTACGAGGAACCTTCCATCTGGTGGACGGATTGGTGGACAACAATGACATGAAGAACCTCCAGGCACTGGCAAAGATGTTGTCTGCATTTGCGAAAAAAATGCACCTTGAAGAAGAATCAAAGTCAGATCCAAATATATTTAGGAACCCCAATTAGGAGGCACGATATGACCTTAGTTATGATAGACCATGCTTGTGGCCACAAACAAGAAAAAGACCTTAAAAACACAAACGGCAATGACCCCGGACCAAAGTCTTTGCAAAAATCTCTAGCCTTCTGGGGTGCGAGAGAGTGCATGGATTGCTTTAAGGGTAAAAGGGCAGCAGAAACAAAAGATATTTTGTATGGATTTGGTGAGCTACCTATTTTACAGGGATCAGAGAAACAAATAGCATGGGCAGAAAAAGAACGCGAAAAAAGTTTGTTTTTAATAGCACAGTATGTTGATAGCTTGGGGTTCGGAACTGACATTGAAGGAACAGACTTCATAGAAACTGCCAAAGAGGAACTTAGGGGTAGGCTATCGTTACTGGCAAGGGTTGAACAATCTAAATTTTGGATCGACTGCCGAATGGACTACAAGGCTCACAAGGCTTCGATGAGCGCAGATGCTGACTTGACTCACAAACCTTATGCTGCTTGTGACCCCAATCCCATTCAGTATAATCACCCAATGCCAACAAGTGATGGTGGCGTTAGTGCAAGGGTCCTCCTGGGCTTGGGTGCAGTAAGAGAGGTAGAGATTAAATTTGATTTAGAAAAAGGATCTGTTACCGGCTTTTACCGCAAAGCACCTGTAGCCATATCGTACACAAATATGAATGGCATAGATAGAACGAAATTTGTAGGCGGAACTAAAGTTCACAACTGGAACCTAACACTGGGTTAAGGTTGACGATATACTAACGCATATTGTATTTTATATACATCTTTTATAAGGGGGTTATTACAACTGAATAGCAGAGACAGAACCAAATTCAAACAAAGGTAAAAGCTATGGCAAACGTAATCGGTAGAGTAAACAGACAGACTAGAAAATGCGAGTTTAAGTTAGAACGTGGCCAAGAGTACAGAACTCTTGAGCAAATCCTGGAAGATGAAAATCTATGTCCTGAGTGCGAACACCCAATCGCTGAAGATTCCAATAAGTGTTGGACTTGTGAGTCCTGGGGTGGCGGCAGAGAGATAGGATAAGCGTTCATACACAAAGGGAACAGCACTGAGCAATGCTACGGGTTACTTGGTGCTGTTCCCTGTTGTTATCAAAACCAGAAGGAGGGATATGGAAGATTTATTGACCTGTGACCATTGTGGGCATACCGGAGAAGATGTAGCAGCCAGAACTTACAATGGTCACTCTCTTTCTCACTGTACAGATGTTCTTGTCTGTACTGAAAGATCAGAGATGGTAAACAAATTCAAACTTAGAAAAGGAAGGTAGCCTATGTTATACATAGAAAAGCTACAGCAGCAGATTGATGAGCAACTCGTAGAGTTAGCTAATCTAAGAGAGCAACTATCTCAGGAAAAGATATTGAACCAGAATCAAGAGACGTACCTCAACCTGTTGGAAAAAGAGGTAGAGGACTTAATCAAGACCTTGAAGGGGAAACCTAGAAAAAAGGGGCAACATGGCGATAACAGATGAGTGTCCACGAGCAACTAAATGCACCGGAGTATGCCAAGCCTGTTGGTTCAACTGCGATCACCTAGAAGTGACGATAGAAACATTTGCCAACGAGGAAGGTAGGATAGAAGGGATCTGCAAGAGCTGTGAGTCATGGCTGTTGAGCATGGCTAATGGTGGTTGGGAAGTGGTAGGGTACGAATTCAGAGGAGAATGGATAAGAGACTCAGATTAAATTAAGGAGAAATAATATGCCGGATAATCAACTAGAAACAGAAGATATGTGGGGATTGGTAAAGGAACTTAGCGTACAGGGAGACAAAATTGTTATAAAAATGAATAACGAAAAGTATCCCAATAACGAGTTTCCTACCCCAATCAATGTATATGCCACTCAAGATTCTGCCTTGTTTGAAAGAGTGCAGATGGACATTGAACAGGGCATGAGGATAGGGGTTCGGTTTAGTGCAAGGAAGTACATCAATGCGAATACCGGAAAGACCAACAAAACACGCACGCTACTTGAAATATTTGGGAGAGACTCTAGCCCACAGTTAAGCACACAGACCGCACCTGTGCAGAACGTGGAGCCAGAGGCAAATCTGTCATCTACAAACGGGTGGACTCCAACTCCTTCAGACTCATGGCGTGCTGATGGAGCAGCAGATGGCAACGCTATATCTAATGCTACCGCAGTAATTCTCAAGTATTACGAGAAGAACGGGGATCGGCCATCAAAGCAATGGATGGACGAGATGGCTGATGATATTAACTACCAGGCAAGTGCTATCCGTTTGCGAAGGACTGCGACTCCTGAGATTGCAGAGGAACTCGCAGAGGAAGATAACCCTTTTTGATGCAATGCGGTAGGTGCGGATTTACTACAACCGGAAGGCACATGATGCAAGATTTAATTACTCATTGGAAGGAGATCCACGAAGCATGGCCAAAAGAAAAAATCGTACAGGGGCAGTTCAGCAATATAGCCCCACAAGAGAGAAGGTAAAAATGCTTGTAGGGCGTGGACTGAACTACGCCCAAACAGCTAAAGTGCTTGGAGTTACAAGACAAAGAGTTACTGTTATAAGCAAAGAAGAAGGACTGTCTAAGGTGTCACGTTTTCCCAGATACCGGGCTTGTACATCTACAGCAGGTGATGGACCACACGAATTTCTAGCGCAAAGCAGTAGGGAAACAAGGTGTGGTCAGCATCGGTATCGCAGACAAGTATGCGTCAGTTGCGGCAGTTCATACCCTACGTTTGGGCAAAGTGTTGACTGTCTGGCTTGCAGAAACAAAAAACGGGCAACCCAAAACAGGAGCAAAAACCATGATGATTGACGCAGCATTGCGTTATGCAGAACGTGGGTGGAAGGTCTTTCCGTTAGCATATGGGTCAAAAAAACCTACAGAGGGAAGCAGAGGGCTGCATGATGCTACAACAAACAAACAGCAGATAAGTGAATGGTGGCAAACAGATCCAACACTCAATATAGGCATTGCTACCGGACAAGAAAGCAACCTTACAGTCATAGATATAGATGGACAGACAGGCTTAGACAGCTATGCCACAATCGTTTCTCAGTTTCCAAAGCAGCAGACACGAGTTGTCAAAACCCCAAAAGGGCATCATCTTTATTTTCAGTACAACGAAGAATTTCACACGGGAGCAGGGTTTTTAGATGGACTGGACGTAAGAACCAATGGCGGATATGTAGTTGCTCCACCATCTATGGTCAATGACCAACAATATTATGTTGTGAAAAACCGGGATATAAATCCCATTCCAATCTCTGTTGCGCCAGATGTGTTTAAGTCTCATAGCCGCAACGGAGTGAATCCTGGATTGCAACCAGCCCTCACTGACAACGCTGACGGATGGATTGTAGAAGCACTCAAGGGAGTGGGCGAAGGGAAGCGGAATTATACAGCTACAAGACTTGCAGGCTATCTTCATGGCAATCTTAATCTGTCGAGGGATATTATCCGGGGTTTTCTTGTGCCGTGGGCTGATAGATGCACTCCGCCATACAGCATTAGGGAATTAGATCAAACCATAAACGCTGTGATGCAGTACGAGGTACAGGAAACCAAAATTAACCTGGCTGAAAGCGTTAAGGAATGGGTTATGAAAACGTCCGGGTGGTGGACAACAGACGAACTAGACAAAGAAATGGACTTACGCGACTCAAAGGCCAGAGCGAATCGCAGCAAGATACTTGAACGACTAAAAGCACAAGGAGTTGTGGAGCAGCATCAGACTGTGAACAAAAGGTTTCGTTACAGGTCTACCCAGGTGGAAGGACTAAACTACAAACAGTCTGTAAGGGGTAGCGTGCTGGACATTCAGTGGCCTATGGGGGTAGAAAAATATGTGAACTTGTACGAGGGCAATATAGTTGTGGTGGCAGGAAGCCCAAACTCCGGCAAGACAGCCATGATGCTGAACCTTATACACCTTAACCAAGACAGGTTCCCTGTGTATTACTTCTGCTCTGAGATGGGAGAAACAGAGCTGGGTGACAGACTTTCGTATTTTGAACAAGAAGGCAGACAGCTAGAGGACTGGACGTTTGAGGCAATCAACAGGGCTACTAATTTTGCAGACGTTATCCGTCCTGACTGCATCAATATTATAGACTTTCTGGAACTTACACAGGACATATATCTCGTGAACCAATATCTTACTGCAATAACTCACGCAATCGGTAAGGGCGTGGCTATCATAGCCATTCAGAAAAAAGTAGGAGCAAGTCTTGGCAGGGGTCAGGAGTTCAGCTTGGAGAAGCCAAGACTTTATTTAAGCATGGATACAAACCGGCTTACAATTCTTAAAGGAAAAAACTGGACACAGAGAAACCTCAATCCAAACGGATTATTTATCAATTACAGAATAGAAGACGGGTATAGATTCGTGCCAACATCAGACTGGAATTGGGCAAGTTAAATTTAAGGAGCAACATGACAAGTCATTATGATTTAGAGCAGGCAAAGACTGCCCGTGACGAGGGCATGAAACAGGCAGAGAGTAAAATAGATCCTAAGTGGAGACAGCACGTACTAGAAGCCATCAGGCGGTGTGCTGCCGAAAAGAAAGAACTACTGGTTGATGATGTGTGGCGGTATCTTGAAGATGCTATAGGCAAAGAAGAAGCTGAAACAGAAAACAACCGGAAGATGGGTCCATTGATGACAGAGGCTAGAAAAAACCAATGGATAAAGCGTACAAATCCTGCCAGGTATGAAGCCAGTGCAAGGAAGTCTAGCCATGCTAATCCCAGGGTGGTATGGGAGTCTCTTATATATCAGCCAAACCCATTACTGTACGGATACCAACCGGAACTGCCGTTCATAGGATGTATGCACATTGTTGACTGCCAGTGTGGAGAGTGTTATGAAAAGAAAAGATGATACAAAAAGGTTGTTTGTGGTGGCAGTTACTGTTGTACTATTGGGCAGCATATGGTTGAAACACAAATGGGGGAAAACAAATGCTAACTGAACTCAGTTTGTTTACCGGGTATTCAGGTATTAGTCTAGGCGTGAAACTCGCTAATATAAATACAAGGACAATAGCTTATGTCGAATGGGAAAAGTATCCACAAGAAATTATCAAAGCAAGAATCAAAGACGGATTCCTCGATGACGCACCCATCTTCTCCGATATATCTTCCTTTAGGGGTGAACAGTTTAGAGGAATGGTTGACCTCATTACAGGAGGATTCCCATGTCAGCCGCACTCAGTTGCAGGAGCCAGGCGATCTTCTGAGGATTCCAGAAACAAATGGCCTGACACGCTCAGAGTTATTAGTGAAGTGGCTCCCAGATATGTCCTCTTGGAGAACGTCTCAGGTCTCCTTTCTAGCTCAGTTGATGAACGAACCCCTGCATACGGGGGAGTTGTGG